GCATGCCTTGAGATTGAAACAACTCGAGACATTGCTCGCCAAATTCTACGTCATCGTTCTTTTGCATTCCAAGAATTCTCACAGCGTTACGCAGATCCAACTAAGGATCTACATTTTGAAGTACGTGAGGCGAGATTCCAAGATACAAAGAATCGTCAAAACAGTGTTGAGATTGATAATACTGATGACGCCCAAAGGTTGCTTGCTATTGAATGGGAACGTGCACAGAAACGTGTAATCTATGCTGCTGAAAGAGAGTACAAATGGGCAATTGCCAATGGCATTGCTAAAGAACAAGCTCGTGCTGTATTGCCAGAAGGTTTGACTGCATCACGTATGTATATGAATGGTACTCTACGTTCTTGGATCCACTTTATTCAGGTTCGCTCTGGTAATGGCACACAAAAGGAAAACATTTTAATTGCACGTGAGTGCGCAAAAGTAATCTCGGAGATCTTCCCAATGGTTGAAGGTCTAGTATCAAAATAATAAAAAGGTAATACGTATGACAGATGTTGTTCATGGGATTAATGTAGACTATAGTAGGGATAGTCTGTTTGATGAGTTGGGTAAGATTAGACTAAAAGAAAGTTACATGAGAGATGGAGAAGTATCTCCGCAAGAAAGGTTTGCGTATGTTTCAAAAGCATTCGGAAGTAATCCTGAACACGCTCAGCGCCTTTACGATTACTCCTCTAATCATTGGCTTAGTTATAGTACTCCAATTCTTTCTTTTGGTCGTAGTAAGCGTGGTTTACCCATTTCTTGCTTTCTTAACTATATTGAAGACACAGCGGAGGGACTAGTTGATAACCTTTCTGAAACTAATTGGCTTAGCATGCTTGGTGGCGGTGTCGGTATTGGGTTCGGTATCCGCAGTGCTGACGACAAATCAACAGGAGTCATGCCGCACCTTAAGATGTATGATGCGTCAAGCCTCGCCTACCGTCAAGGTAGGACTCGTCGCGGTAGTTACGCTGCATATCTTGATATATCTCATCCTGATATCATTAATTTTCTAGAGATGCGCAAACCTACTGGTGATCAGAACATGCGTACCTTAAACATGCACCATGGCATTAACATTCCTGATGCATTTATGCAGTTGATTGAGAATGCAATGTTGGATCCAGAAGCAGATGATTCGTGGCAGTTAGTAGATCCTGCATCAAATGAAATTCGTGAAACTGTTTCTGCTAAAGAACTGTGGCAACGTATTCTTGAAATGCGTATGATGACTGGTGAGCCATACCTACACTTTATTGATGAATCAAATCGTAAACTACCTCAACACTTGAAAGATCTTGGTCTAAAGGTTCACCAATCAAATCTTTGTTCTGAAATTATTTTACCAACGAATGAAAAGCGCACTGCAGTTTGCTGCTTGTCATCTCTAAATTTAGAGTATTATGATAACTGGAAAACCCATCCTACTTTCCTTGCTGATATTGCAGAAATGCTTGACAATGTTCTTCAGTATTTTATTGATCATGCGCCTTCCACAATCAAACGTGCAAAATATTCCGCAATGCGTGAGCGAAGCATCGGCATCGGTGCGCTGGGTTGGCATGCCTACCTGCAAAAGAGTAACCTCCCATGGGAATCTTCACTAGCAGTAGGTAAGAATAAACAAATCTTTAAAACTATTAGAGAGAAATTGGATGAAGCGAATAAGAAATTGGGATTGGAAAGAGGTGAAGCACCTGATGCTGTGGGTACTGGGAATCGTTTTAGTCATCTTATGGCTATTGCTCCCAATGCTTCTTCTTCCATTCTCATGGGCAATACTAGTCCTAGTATTGAACCTTATCGTGCCAATGCTTATCGCCAAGACACTCTATCGGGTTCTCACCTAAATAAGAATCGTTTTCTTGATAAGGTTATCATGACTCACTTGTCTCCTGATGGTTCTCCATTAACACCAAAGGGTGACGATGAGTATCAACAAATCTGGAGTAGTATTATTGCCAATGATGGATCTGTTCAACATATTGATTGGATGGATGATTGGACTAAAGATGTGTATAAAACATCAATGGAAATTGACCAACGTTGGGTTGTACAACATGCATCTGATCGTCAAGAGTACATTGATCAAGCGCAATCGTTGAACGTATTCTTCCGTCCAGATAGTCATATCAAATATATCCATGCTGTGCATTTTCAAGCATGGAAGCAGGGTTTGAAGACTATGTACTACTGTCGTTCTGATAAGATCGCAAAAGCAGACAAAGTGTCTAAACGAATTGAACGAGAAGTTATTAAAGAGATCGATCTTCAAGCATTAGCTGAAGGTAATGAATGTTTAGCATGTGAAGGTTGACCATGGACGCATACGATATCGCTGATAAAATTAAAAAATATTGGGCAGCATTATATCCTAAAAATAGTGGTGAACTAATTAAACCACGATCTACTATTAGAGTATGCGTTTATATCCCAGAAGAAGGATTTAAGGATGTCGTTGGCGTCAGAATATTCGACGACTTTATAGAGTTAAAATTGGAAGAAGACAAATGATTAAAAAAATAGCAAGCAGACTTACAGACGAAAGAACGCACTTTAAGCCATTCAATTATCCATGGGCATATGACGCATGGCTAAAACACGAGCAAGCGCACTGGCTTCATACAGAAGTACCTATGGCTGAGGACGTTAAGCAATGGAAAAAGAGTTTGACGCAACAGGAAAAGACATTCCTGACCAATATCTTTCGTTTCTTTACACAGGGTGACATTGACGTTGCTGGTGGATATGTTAACAACTATCTGCCATATTTCCCACAGCCTGAGATTCGTATGATGTTGATGGGCTTTGCTGCACGTGAAGCACTACACATTGCTGCATATTCTCACTTAATTGAAACTTTGGGACTACCTGAAGTTACATACAGCCAGTTTATGGAATACCAAGAGATGAAAGACAAGCATGACTACGTGCTTGATATTTCTTCTAAGAATGGCACCATTGAATCTACTGCTACCCACATTGCGGTGTTCTCTGCATTCACTGAAGGTATGCAACTGTTTAGCTCATTCATTATGCTATTGAATTTCCCACGTCATGGTCTCATGAAGGGAATGGGTCAAATCGTAACGTGGTCGATAGTTGACGAAACTATGCACTCTGAGAACATGATGCGTCTATTCAAAGAGTATGTAAAAGAAAACCCAGAAATCTGGAATGACGAACTAAAGGGCAAGATATATACAATCGCTGAGAAGATGGTAGAACTTGAAGACAAGTTCATCGACTTAGCATTTGCTGAAGGTGATATGCGAGAACTAACTTCTGAAGAAGTTAAGAAATACATTCGCTACATTGCTGATCGAAGACTTATCGGTCTTGGTATGAAGGGTATCTTTAAAGTAAAGAGAAATCCATTACCATGGGTTGAAGAAATGATTAATGCACCAGTGCATGGTAACTTCTTTGAAAATAGAGTTACTGACTATGCAAAGGGTGCTCTATCTGGTACATGGAATGATGTTTGGGGGAAAGCAGCATGACAACAAAGATTTTTGAATGCGAATCATGCGGAAATGCGGGTAAGATAGTGGTAAAGGGAACTGATGTTCAGTTACAAGACATTGTCTATTGCCCTGTATGCTCTGCTGATATCTACGAAGACGAGGAGTTCGACGAAGAAGAATAAATAGTCCACTATGTGGACATTTAAAAACTCTATTGTTGAAAAGTTACCCGAAGACTGCGTTGGCTTTGTTTACTTAATTGTGAACAAAGCCAACAGTCGTATGTATATCGGGAAGAAATTGGCGAAGTTTTCTAAAACTTCCACTAAGACTGTCACACTGAAAAACGGTACTAAAAAGAAGAAGAAAATAAAATCTAAAATAGATTCTGACTGGTTAGAATATTATGGTTCTAACATTGAACTGAATAAGGACGTAGAGACCCTTGGTGTTGATTCATTCACCAGAGAAATTCTCTTTTATTGTAAGTCCAAAGCTGAGTGTTCGTATGTCGAGGCAAGAGAGCAATTCTCTAGAAAAGTCCTTGAAAGTGATGAATACTACAACGGGCAAATATCATGCAGAATCCACGGATCACACATTAAAGGTAAAATATGACCTATCTATTATTTGGGATAGCACTAACTCTATCTGCAGTTGCTGAATGGTACGCAATTGTAGGGCTTATGGCTATATTCGCAGCATCACCAATTTCTATTGCAGTGATGGGTGCACTCTTAGGTGTAGCTAAGCTAGTTATAGCTTCATGGATTTATAAGAACTGGAAAGAGATTCCACTACTATTGAAAAGTTACTTTGTAGTAGCTCTTACGATTCTTATGATGCTAACCTCAATGGGCATCTTTGGCTATCTATCCAAAGCACACTCGGATCAGAGTTTAGTTAGTGGCGATGTTCAGGCAAAGATTTCCGTATACGATGAAAAGATTAAGACCGCAAAGGATAATATAGATGTTAATCGCAAAGCACTTAAACAGATGGATGAGGCAGTGGACCAAGTCATGGCTAGGTCAGCTGATGAAAAGGGTGCTGATAAAGCTGTATCTATCCGTCGTAGCCAGCAAGTCGAGCGGAAGCGATTATTGGCTGAAATAACAGCTGACCAGAAAACAATAAGTAGCCTAAATGAAGAACGTGCACCAATCGCTGCAGAAATACGTAAAGTGGAAGCAGAGGTTGGTCCTATAAAGTATATCGCAGCAATGATATACGATGATATTGGAGAAGGAACGTTAGAATCTGCAGTTCGAATCCTTATCGTTATGATCGTTTCGGTGTTTGACCCTCTAGCTGTATTACTTCTAATAGCAGCTAATTGGCAGCTCAAACGAGATCGTGGAGAACCTATAATTCCACCAGTTATCGTTCCGATAGAAGAAACGATTCTAGAACCAGTTATAACAGAAACTCCTGTAGAACCTCCTACTGTAGATAAACAGAATCCGACGTCAGAAAAGATCGTCGAATACGATTCTGCAGGGAGAAGAATCACACCATAAATTGCAATAATCCTAAATATATTCTGTAACACAGAACAATATTAACTGGATATCAAAATATGGAATACTTCAAATTAGTAGCCGAAGTTGGCTTCCCGATCGCTGCAGCCATTGCAGCTGGATATTTCGTTTTCCTAACACTAAAGTTCATCCTGGCTGGAGTTACATCTGGCGTAAAGAGCATGAGCGGTATCATCAGTGCATTAGATAAACGTGTAGCAACTATGAATCATGACGTAGTTCGTATTGATACTAAAGTAAGTCATGCTTTGGGAATCCCACCAGATTTAGATAGAATAGCAAGAGCGGAACAAAGCGATGCGAGACGAGATTGAATGCAAATATTGCGGTGCAATGACTAAAGAATATCCATGTCATGACTGTGAATACGAAGAACATAAAAACGAACAAGATGTAGATTGGAGTGATTCTAATGGATATAGCAGGACTGATCAATAAATATGGATTTCCAATTGTCGCAGCAGGCGGCATGGGATATTTTGTATTTTATGTATGGACATGGGTTACAACAGAAATTAAGCCTGTTATGTCTAGTGCCAGCGAAACACTTATCGCTTTGATCGATAGAATTCGTATGCTGGACAACGACCTGATTCGTTTGAATCAGAAGGTTAACGTTATTCTTTCCCTAAGAGATGCGAAGCACAATACTAATAATAACACTACTGATAACTAATCCTGCAGCAGCGCAATTAGCATTTCAGTTCAAGTCACCAGCATTTAATGGTGTTGGATACTCGTCACATGTTCAGACAATTGAAAACACTGAACGAACTCGTAACGATGCAAGAGAAGCTAAAATACTTCAAGAAGCTAAAGATGTAGCAGCAGAAGCAAAGAATACAAACTTACAAAAGTTCTTAAACAACTTTGAGTCTCGTGTTTATGCTCAGTTGTCTTCTCAATTAGTTAGCACGTTGTTTGGTGAGAACCCACAAAATACTGGTGTTGTTACCATTGAAGGTAACACGATTCGTTATAATAAAACTGGTGATGAAATAAACTTAACCGTTACAGGAAAAGATGGAAGTCTCACTCAAATAATAATACCAGTCGGGCAATTTAAGTTCTAATGAAACTCTTATCACTACTTTTATCTTTAGTTCTGGTTGGATGCGCTGCTCCAGCGATGCAGTTTAATCCAAAAGAAGCAGAGCAAGTAGAAAAGACTAAATTTAAAATTCCATTTCCAGAACCTGAAAGTGGACAACCTATTGTAGTAGCTGTTTATGCATTTACTGATAAAACTGGTCAAAGAAAAGATGGTGGTTCAATAGCAAAATTCTCTAGCGCAGTAACTCAAGGTGCTGAGTCTTTATTGTTGAAGGCACTGGCTGACGTTGGAGATGGTAAATGGTTTAGAATCGTTGAGCGTGTAGGACTTGACAATTTATTAAAAGAAAGACAGCTTATAAGAAGCGCAAGAGAAGAAGCCAAAGAGCCGAACATTCTTCGCCCTATCTTATATGCTGGTATGATAATTGAAGGTGCTATTGTTTCTTACGATACAAATCAACGCACTGGTGGTTTTGCTTGGAGATATCTTGGTATAGGACCAAGTGCTCAATATCAAGAAGACATTGTTACGGTCTCCATACGAGCAGTTAACGTACAGACTGGCGAAGTTATAATGACAGTTAATACTCAGAAAACTATTTTGAGTATAGCAACCTCTGTTTCTACTTTTAAATTTATAGATCAAGGAAGAAACATTTTTGAGAATGAGATTGGTAGCACATCTACAGAACCTGGAATATATGCAATTAAAGCAGCTGTTGATTTAGCTGTAGAACAAATGGTATACCAAGGCGAGCGTAAGGGGCTTTGGAAGTTTAAACAACTTGGAGAAGATAAATGAAAAAGACGATACTAGCTAGTATTATGTCTTTGTTACTCGGCAATGCCGTTGCAAGTGGGAATAATAGCGTTTACATCGATCAAACAAACGCTGATAATTCGATAACTCTTATAACACAGACTGGTTCTGGTAACCAAGTCGGTGATCGCACAAACATGTTGACCCCATCATTTGTTATTGATGGGAATGCGATGAATCTGACCATCGAACAAGATGGTATGAATAACACGATTATTGGTAACTTTATTGGTGGAGATTCTACCAAGAGTATCTATCAAATAGGTAGTGGAAACACATCTAAATTTGATATGGGTAACTTTGGTACAAACGGTGGTCTTATCGTAATGACGCTTACTGGTGATAACAACAATACTGAATACACCATGGCATCAACTGCCAATACTGGAAATTACAACTATACATTAACCGTTACTGGTAACAATAACACCATTAATTCTACGATGAATAGCAAATACATTGTGAACACGATAACAATTACTGGTGATACTAATACCTTTACTACTGTTCAGAATGGTGCCAACGGAACTGCTATGAATCCTGGACATAGAATCGAAAGCACCGTAATTGGTAATAACAATGCTGTCTCAATAACACAAAACGGAACTGTTACACCAAACTATGTCACGCTTAATATTGCTGGTAATAGTACTTCTACTACTATCGTTCAGCATTAATGCTAACGCAAATATTGGTAAAGTTACAGAGCAAAAAGGTAGCGGTGAGATAGTTAGAAGTAAGAATAAGGTCGACGCTAAGATAAATTCTGGCGTCGAGTCTTTTGACACAATCAATACAGCCAACGGTGTCGTTGGAATCACATTTCAAGATGATACGAAAGTTCGTGTAACTGAGCATTCAAAGCTAGTTATAGATGATTTCGTCTATGATCCAAAATCAAAGGGCACAGGCAAACTTGCCATGAAAGTCGCCCTTGGAACAGTCAGATATGCATCTGGTGCTGTTGCCAGAGAAAACTCCAAGAACGTAGACATAAAAACACCAACTGCCACTGTTGCAGTTCGTGGTACTGCATTTACAATGACTGTTGACGAAATAGGACAGTCAATGGTTATTCTTCTTCCAAACGTAGATGGATCTGTTGGCGCCATTGATGTTATAACAAGCGCAGGCATAACTACATTAAATCAAGCGTTTCAGGCAACATTTGTAACAGGCTCCGAGCAAAAACCAGCAGCTGCAGTTATACTCAATTTATCTGAGTCTATGATAGATAACATGTTGATTGTAAAACCGCCAAAAGAAATCATAAGAAGGCTACAAGAAGAAGCGTTAACAAAGAACGATGCGCTTGCTTATACAGAACTTGATAAAAACTTATTAGATGTTCCAGTATGGAAAGATGATTTACCATTCAATGACTTAAATATAAATACACTAAGTAACAACTACCTAGAGAATGCTCTGGATACTATGTTTATGAATGCATTTCGTGTTGGCTACGATTCTGTCACTCAATTGTATGTTATAGATAAAGGTGAATCGTGGCAGTTAGATCGTCATGTCAAAGACAGTTTCACTATGCTAATAAATAAAGATCGAGGATATGAAATTATTCTGCTACAGAATGGAACATTATTGACTATCAAAAATATGGATAGTACATCTAATAAGACTACAATAAAACAAGGATCAAAATGAAAAGATTACTATCACCATGGATGGCATTACTTACTCTGGTGTTACTAATTTCTATTCGCATTGCAGATCCATCATTCGTTGAATCGATAAGACTACGTTATTTCGATCAACTGATAACTTCAAAAGAAAGCACGGTGTCCCAACAAGTCGCTGTGGTAAACATAGATGACGAAACTATTCGACAAAAAGGACAATTTCCTTTCCCACGTGGAGAATATGCCACCATTATTGATACTCTTTATAGGAATGGTGCTGGGTTGGTTGTTTTTAACGTTTTCCTTCCTGACAGTGATCGCTTTGGTCAAGATTCTAAACTTGGCGCTATTTTAAAACAACACCCTGTAGTATTTCCGCATACTGCAGTAAATGATCAGATAACTGACTCCGTAACACAGATACCATTTCGACCTGGTGTATCGATTATAGGCGAAGGTGATCCTGGAATCAAATTTCAATCAATTCTTTCGAATGTGAGGTCTGTTAATGAAAACGCTGCTGGCATTGGTATTGTCAATACTTTCCCTGAACTCGATGGCGTCATCCGCAGAGTTCCCATGCTTATCAACATCGACGGAAAGTTATACCCAAGTATCTCTCTTGAAACCTTGCGTGTCGCCGCAGGAGATCCTTCCTTCCAAGTTAAAATTAACGAAGGCTCCATCGAAGCAGTTAGAGTTCCAGCCTTTGGAAAAATCACAACAGACGGTGACAGTAGAGTCTGGGTGGATTGGTCATCCAGACCAACCGAATACTCCTTGGCAAATTTGCCAAAGGATCTCGGAGGTAAAATCGTCATCGTCGGAATTACAGGGCGAGGGCTCAACAACCCAGTATCTACAGCAAGAGGTGAAGTCTACCCGCACTACTTGCAAGCCTCTGTACTAGACACAGTTGCAAGCGGAAGTAACATCAGTCGTCCAGATTGGGCAGATGGCGTTGAACTTTTATATACGATACTAATTTGTATCATCACATTACTACTAACAAGGTTCAAGCATGGCTACATCTTCTCAATCATCTTTGCCGCAGGATCCTTTTTCGGCAGCTATTACCTCTTCATTGGATCAAGCTATCTGGTTGATGCTGTGTTCCCGATACTTACCATTACCCTTGTCTCTTTCCACGGCTACGTTGTCAAATTCCTTGTTGAACTCGCAGCAAAACTCCAAATCAAAAAACAGTTTGCAACCTACCTCTCTCCCGCATTGGTCGAAAAGTTGCAGCGAAATCCTGAATTACTACAGCTTGGTGGTGAATCACGAGAGCTTTCAATCATGTTCACCGATGTTAGAGGGTTTACGTCAATCTCTGAGCACTATGGAAAAGATGTGCAAGGACTCACAAAAATAATGAATAGATATATGACAGCAATGACTGCCAAGATTATAGAAAATAATGGCACACTTGACAAATACATTGGAGATGCACAAATGGCGTTTTGGAATGCACCGTTGGACGAACCGAACCATGCAAAAATGGCAGTAAAGACTGGACTAGAAATGATGGGTAGTTTAGATGCGTTTAATAAAGAAGTTACCGCTGAAGGTGTTCCTGCATTTGGTATGGGTCTTGGTATTAACACTGATACTGTTGTGGTTGGAAATATGGGGTCTAGTCAACGTTTTGATTATACTTGCCTTGGTGATGGTGTCAATCTCGCAGCACGACTAGAAGGTCAGAGTAAACCTTACGGTGTTAAGATTGTTATTGGTGCAAATACCAATAAACAAGTTGAAGATGAATATGCAACTCTAGAACTTGATTGCA